CAAGAAAGCATGGCAAGACTTTAATGGAAGCCATGTCGTGTTTTGTTTAGAAGGACGTAGTTGGCGCAAGGACTACTATGAGCCTTACAAACGAAACAGGCAAGAAACTCGCGATGCCATGACTGCTTCACAGGCAGAAGAAGACAAATTGTTCTGGGAAGCGTTTGATCATTTTAAAGAGTTTGTTACAGACAAAACTAATTGCACTGTATTGCATCATCAGCAACTAGAAGCAGATGACTTGATTGCAGGTTGGGTACAAAATCATCCTAATGATAAACATGTAATTATTAGTACTGACGGTGATTTTGCACAGTTGGTTGCACCTAATGTTAAACAATATAATGGTGTAACAAATACAGTAATTACACACGAAGGATATTTTACAGACAAAGGCAAGGTAGTAATTGATAAGAAAACAGGCGAGCCTAAGCCTGCGCCTAATCCAGAATGGCAGTTGTTTGAAAAGTGTATGCGTGGCGACACTAGCGACAATGTGTTCAGTGCATATCCTGGTGTGCGTAAGAAAGGCACTAGAAACAAAGTAGGCTTACAAGAAGCATTTTCCGATAAAAACAGCAAAGGATATAATTGGAATAATCTTATGTTACAGCGTTGGGTAGATCACGAAGGTGTAGAACATCGAGTACTAGATGATTACAATCGCAATGTTATCCTTTGTGATTTGACTGCACAACCAGGTAACATTCGTAGTATTATTAATGACGTAATTGAAGAAGCAATAGATAAGCCTAAACAAATTTCACAGGTTGGATTACGTTTAATGAAATTCTGTGCTACATGGGATTTACAACGTGTGAGTGAAAACGCTCAGTTATATGCTGAGCCATTACAAGCGAGGTATAGTGTATGACGTTAAAAGCAAAAGAAATAGTAGATGGAAAATTTTGGATATTAGAAAGCAACGGTTCTAAAGTTGCTACACTTTCATGGAACGATGACCGGTACATGTTAAGTGATATTAATGGTACAAGATTTGTCAAAAATACAAAACAATTAGAAAAAGACCTAGGTAAAGTTAGTTGGGATAAATTAGAAATTACAGAAATTTCTTTAAACGAAGTGCATGGATTTCCTACAAGTTGTAAACCATTTAACCCTTTATATGATGTATCCAAAAAACTACCATTGTTTACAAAAAGCAATAAAAGCAAAAGTCTTTATTGTGCAGGATATTATATTATTCGTTTTGACAAAGGCTGGGTAAAAAGTTTCTGTCCTAAATCAATAACGCTTGATAGATATCCTTTTAAAGGTCCATTTCATACATCTTTAGAAATGAGAACGCAACTGAGTTCAGCAAATGCAAAATGATCCTTTAAATACAGTTCCTATACAACAGTTTATAAAACAAGTAAAAAGTGCTGATGCAAGTAGAGCAAAAGAAGTAAAACTTGAAATCTCGCAAGCCAAAAATTTAGCATTTACACTAGGTATTGTAATGTCTAGATTAAATGGTGATTTAGAAAAACTTCTTGCTCAAAATCCACAAGAAGAAGCTATAGAAGTACGTTTGGATGGCGGCAATACCTGGTAAATAAGGATAAATATATGCGTATATAACTTAGGAAATACGCATAATGAGTAGACCAAAACCTACAATACTTTTAGAACATATAGACAAAAAGACCTATAAAAGTGAGCAAATTTTAAATGCTGATGCAATATGGGCAGTATTTTATAATAATAAACCATTTAATCTCAAGTCTGCTAATAGTTTAACAAATTATCCAGGTCCTAAATACAAAAAAGTTTCTTTTTCAAATCCAGGACATGCAATCAATCTAGCAAAAAAATTAAATGATATGTTCAACAGTAATAGTTTTACAGTGGTAAAACTTAGTTCAGGCGAAACAGTAGATATTGATCAAGAATGAACTGGAAAGAAACCTACACAAAAATCTTTCTAAAAAATGCTGGCAAATCTATAAACGAAGCAAGCATAAAAGAAGTAATGCCATTATGGTGGCAGAACACTAGATCAAAAGAAACAGGCGGATTACGTCTTACAGAAACAGGCTATGATTTTATAAAAAATGAACTTGATCTTCAAACCTATCAAGTTCCTTATCCAGCAGACTTTGAATTTACAACTAATGTAGTTATATGGATGGACCAATTTATAGACTGTCCTTACTATCTTGATCGCCAAGGTATTATAGTAACCAATGAAAAGAAAGCAATGGAACTGCACTTATTTTCAGGTGATGTAAGAAAATATGGTTTAATAAAAGCCATGAATCGACAAAAATAATACACCAATATTACTAAATAAACCCATATGTTAGCTCATAAACATTTGGTGGTCCGGGCAGAAGTTGACAAGCCCATAGTCAACAAGAACAAAGCCATCAAATTTCTACGCTCTCTAATTAAAAAGATCAAAATGAAACCTATGTACGGACCTACAGCAAGTTATTGCAAAATGGTAGGAAATAGGGGTATCACAGCGTTTGCAATCATAGAAACAAGCCATATAGCAATGCACATATGGGACGAAAGTTCTCCTGCTCTTATGCAGTTAGATGTGTATAGTTGCAGTGATTTTGATCCTAAGACTGTGTTCGAACACATAGAACCAATGAATCCAACACATATTGACTACAAGTTTTTGGACAGAGAAGAAAAATTTATTGAAGTTTTGGCAAATTAGTGGTTGACTCTTAGGCTAGTTGGTGCTATATTATATACATAATAAGGCACTGAGGAACACAAGGAGTTACAAATGGAAAACGTAGCAATTCGCACACTAAGCCCTAACAAGGCTAAAAACAGCATTAAACATGCAATTAAGAAACAACGTCCTATCTTTATTTGGGGACCTCCAGGTATTGGTAAATCGGACATTGTACACCAAATTGGTGAATATATGGACGCTCATGTAATTGACGTTCGATTATCACTTTGGGAACCTACAGACATCAAAGGCATTCCGTATTACGCCGCAAACGATAATACAATGAAATGGGCACCACCTGTAGAACTTCCTTCTAAAGAATTTGCTAAGAAGCATAAAGCAATTATCTTATTCTTAGATGAAATGAATTCTGCGGCGCCAGCAGTACAGGCGGCCGCTTATCAACTTATTCTTAACCGTAAGGTTGGCACATATGCATTGCCAGACAATGTTTATATTGTTGCCGCAGGTAACCGTGAAGCTGACAAAGGTGTTACATATCGTATGCCGGCACCGTTGGCTAATCGTTTTGTACACTTGGAACTTGCAGTCGATTTTGATGACTGGTTCCAGTGGGCAGTAGATCACAACATCCATAAAGATGTTGTAGGTTACTTGACTTTTAGCAAAAAGGACCTTTACGATTTTGATCCGAAATCTCCAAGCAGATCTTTTGCAACACCACGTAGTTGGTCGTTTGTAAGTGAACTGCTCGAAGATGAGCTTGATGAAGAAACAACAACTGATCTTGTATCAGGTGCTGTAGGCGAAGGCCTTGCAATCAAGTTTGTCGCTCACCGCAAGGTAGCGGCTCAAATGCCTAACCCAACTGACATTTTGTCAGGAAAGGTTAAAGAGCTAAAGACCAAAGAAATCAGTGCCATGTATTCCTTGACGGTCTCGCTCTGCTATGAACTTAAAGAAGCGTCCGACAAAGGCGATAAGAAATTTGACGACAAAGTCGACAAGTTCCTACGTTTTATGATGGATAACTTTGAAACTGAATTGGTTGTTATGGGTATCAAATTAGCCCTCACTCAATATGCCCTACCAATTGATCCAGACGAAGTTGAATGTTTCGATGAGTTTCATGATCGTTTTGGCAAGTATATTACCAAAGCACAACAGGCATAATACTAGGGAGTTTGGACGGTCTCCTCAAAAAAACCGTCCATTTTAAGTTGACAAATCCGCAAAACTTAAATATAATATATGCATAACTTAGGAGAACATGGCAATGACATCCGTAAAAGATACAGCAACTAAACTTAAAAATTGGCAACCAGATCCAAATATTACACCTGAAGCACTTGCAGAAATGCGTAAAGAAGTGTTGGACAAAGTAATTGTTGCTCGTGTTGGCTTGCTCCTTAGACATCCATTTTTTGGCAATATGGCTACACGCCTTAAGATTGAGGCTTGTGACGATTGGTGTCCTACAGCGGCAACAGATGGTCGTCATTTGTATTTTAACACACAATTTTTCAACGAACTAAACAACAAAGAAATTGAATTTGTAATTGCACACGAAATCCTACACTGTGTATTTGATCATCTTACAAGACGTGAAGATCGAAATCCTATGCTGTTTAACATCAGTGCCGATTATATTGTAAACAATTTGTTGGTACGTGATCGTATTGGTGAAAAACCTAAACTTATTGACTGCTTCCAAGATTTTAAATATGATGGTTGGACTTCTGAAGAAGTATATGACGAACTGTTCAAAGAAGCAGAAAAGAATGGCAAAGAATTCTTAGAACAACTTGGTGAACTGCTTGACGAACACCTTGATTGGGAAGGTGACGATCAAGACGGAAAAAACGGCAAAGATGGAAAGAACAAAAAGAAAGGTCCTCCTAAGTATTCCAAAGAAGAACTTAAAAAGATCAAGGAAGAAATTAAAGAAGGTATGATGAGTGCTGCTCAGGCCGCAGGCGCAGGCAATCTACCTGGCGAGATCAAACGTATGATCAAAGATCTTACAGAGCCTAAAATGAACTGGCGTGAAATCCTACGTCAACAAATCCAATCAACTATCCGCAATGACTATACATTTAGCCGTCCTTCACGCAAGGCGTGGCACACTGGCGCTATTTTACCTGGCATGAATTTTGAAGAAACAATTGACATTTGTATCGGTATTGATATGAGTGGTTCGATAGGAAACGATCAAGCACAGGACTTCTTAGGTGAAGTTAAAGGCATTATGGACGAATACAAAGAATACAATATCAAACTATGGTGCTTCGATACAAAAGTATACAACGAACAAGATTTTGCATCAGATTCGGGCGACAGTTTGCTTGATTACGAAATCATGGGCGGTGGTGGTACCGACTTTGAATGCAACTGGGAATATATGAAAGAAAACGATATTGTTCCTAAGAAATTTATTATGTTTACAGACGGTTATCCTTGGGGTAGTTGGGGTGATGAAGACTACTGTGATACTGTATTCATAATTCATTCAAATAGAGACAAAGATCTTCAAGCACCGTTTGGCGCAACTGCACACTATGACAAAACAGCTGCTTAAAAATCCTAACCCGCTGAACTTCTTTGGCTACAGAAAGTCAAAAATTCCACCACCTTATTTTGAATATATCAACATACCGTTGCGATATAACCTTGAAGAAAGTATATCTAAATGGATATATGATAACCAAAAAGGACGGTATTATGTTGGTAGATCTGTAGGTGTTACTGAAGATAACAGTGTTAACACTATTCTTAAAATAGGTTTTGAAGACCCAAAAGAACTAAGTTATTTCACTTTGGCGTGTCCACATTTGAAATACAAGTAAATATTTTTCACTAATTAATAGTATAAGGAGTTAATTAACTATGACTGAAGAAACAAAAAAACCTGCTGAAGCAACTGCGCAAACTGCTCCAGCAAACCCTGCTCCTGCTCAAGAAGCTCCTGTAGAGCTTACTGTACAGGACTTAGGCAACATCAAACAAATTATTGATGTAGCAAGCCAAAGAGGCGCATTTAAACCTAACGAAATGACTATCGTAGGTACAACATATACTAAATTAGAAACATTTTTAAACGCTGTAGCGGCTCAACAAAAAGCTGCACAACCTGCAGCTCAAGGAGACAAATAATGGCCCTAAAACATATTGGACGTTTTAAGTCTAATCAAAGAAAAGTAATTGTTGCATACAGAACACTTCCTAACGATGCAGATCATTGTGTTGTAGTTCAAACTGAAAATCTTGATTCAGCAGAACATGATGCTTTGATCAAAGCAGTTGAATCAGATGCTGGACAAAATGCAAACGAATTTGCAGAAGCAATGGCAAGAAATCAATTACCTGATGGACGTAACATGCTTGCTGGTTTTCATACCACAGGAAAGATGTTAAGAGTACCAACTAATACCATTGAGATGATGCCTGACATGAAAACTACAATCATGCTAGACGAACTTAATAAAGTAATAGCAGAACAAAAAGGTGTTGCTGTTGAGGATTTAGCAATAAAGGATCCTAGTGCTGGAAAAACACAAGAATCTACTGCTTCAAGTTCTGAAACAACTGTAGAAACACTAGCAACAGCAGGTGAAGTAGTTGCTCCTAAATCAAATGATGTAATGTCTGATGATGATTTAGCGGCAAGTTATCGTTCACAGGCAGATGCCATGTTCAAAGAAGCTAAACGCTTAAGAGAACAAGCAGAAGAACTTGCGCCGACTAAGAAGAAGTCTGCTAAAGCAAGTGCCTAAGAAAAAGAATCTTCCAAAAGAAGTAGTAGAACACTGGCCCGAGGTATTAAAAGATGTTGATATCAAGGTTGTTCCAGTAAAATATCTGCATGCAGTAAGAGTCTACTTTAAAAACGGAAAAGTATGGGATATTGATGTTGCTAAAACTCTTAAGAAAAATCCTAGCGAAAAGAGTATAGAACACACTCTAGAACAGATATTTTTAGAGTATGAAGATACTATACAAAATATTGATTTTAGACTGGATACTGCTAAGGTTAAAGCAGATATACAGGCTAGAACTAAATATTTTATGAAAAAACGTAGGTGAGTTTAAAGCAAAAAATGTATAAATACATATAGATATTCCAGGAGTTAATAAATGGCCCTAAGACTAAGACGCGGAACAAACGCTGAAAGACTAACAGTAACGCCCGAAAGCGGCGAAATTATATATGTAACTGATTCTAAAAAACTCTATGTTGGTGACGGATCAACAGTAGGTGGTAATTTAGTAAGTG